ATAAGCATTATTGCAGTGCCGTGCTGGCAAACAGACCGATAAATCTGATCAAGAAGCCGTTCCCGGCTTGGACGCAGCACATCTTCCAGCGCCTGTTCTATCTTATTCATCACTTCACCTCCCGCTCCACATCGAGCGCGCGGAAAAGTGCCAGCAAAATAGCGATCGGTGCGGTTCCGACACGCTGCTCTTCGCCATCGACGATCTTGGTACAGAATAGCTGACATCTCGGCCCTTTAAGCCGCGCCATCCATCCGCCCTTTGATTGGCGCTTGAACAGTTGCAGATCCCAATCGGGCAGCATCCGTTCTACAAGGGCAATGGCGGCATCGATGGAGGCGGTGCATTCGTCAGGTATGAGAAATGTATAGCCTCCAAACCCGCCCAAATACCATGTATCAGATCGCTCACCCCATGCGTCCGTTTCCATAAACATCGCTTCCATTGGCATGCTACCAACGGCCATAGCGATTAGGCCATTTAGTCTCGGGTCCGGCTCCGTCGCCTTCTCCAGGCGCTCAATAATATCCTGAAACTTGCTCATATCGGTCTCTCCGGTCTCCGGCTCCAGCCTTTTTCATTGTCGCTTTTCGCGCCGCGGTAAATGGCCCATTTATCTACCGTCGGCGAGGATTCTATGCCGTCGCGCCGCAGCCAGTAAAAGAACGTCTCGTCTCGATCGAGCATCAACGCATAGCCGTCTGGCATCTGCACGATGCCGAGGCTCTTACTCACATCAGTGCAGCCCATCGACACGTGATCGGCAACGACGGCGGCCATGACCTCGGCGCGGTCATCCATCACTTCCCCTTCCTCTGTTCGTTCAACCGATGGAGCCGCAGCGCTGCGGCACTGCCGGCGTGATGCTTCGCGGCTTCTGCCGCCTTCAACTGCCCCAGCGTCCCAACTCTGACGTCGTGGCGCATTTCGTTGAAGGTGCGAGCCTGCTTGTCGTGCCAGTCTGCGACAACATCGAACGGATCTCTTCCTACGTCAGCCGCTTCGCCGGCGCCCATAATGGCTGAGACTACGTCCATGATGCGACCTGGCCCGCATCCATACTCGCCGCAGCCTTCGCCAGTTTTCTCCAACCCTTCCTTCAATCTGCGGATGGCGGCACCGACGATGTGAGCGTGGCTAGGAAGCTCGTAGACATTTGCGGCCTCTGCCACCGCCGCTGCGCTCTCAAGCGCCGCCGCAAGCCTCGCCTCCAACTCCCTCACCTGCCGCCGTAACCGGCAGACTTCCGGCAGGTGCGAGTGCGTATCGTCAATCGCGATGCCCTTGGCGGCCGATGCCTTAACGGCGCATGGCCCGCATCGAACGCGGTCGCCAAACTCGAAGCAGGAATCAGGGTCAGGGCATACCCCGATAACATCGCCTCTCTTGTCGACATCGCAAAGTGCCTGGCGCCCGATGTGCGGGCAGTGCCCGACGTGCATGCCGCCTTGCTCGGCCGACCATAACGCAGCGAACGGCACCGGCATCGCGCCATAACGGAGAATGTTCGCCTGCATCATTCCGACACCCCCTCCCTCGTTGCGGGTGGTGGGGTGCGCAGTACCAGTACCGGCACTTCGCGATTTGGGCCGCGTGACGCGATCCTGGCAGCGATCACCATGGCCTCCTCAAGAGTTTTGGCGCGCTCAATGGTCACGCCCTCAGCCATGAGCCGGCCATTGATGTATCGGTCAAATTCGTAGGTAAGGGCGCGGATCGCGACGGCCAATTTCTCGATAGCCACGGTCTCTGCGCCGACCTGTTTCGCTCGGGCATAGTCGCGGACTTCGCGCAAGCCCTGGACTACGTGCTTGGCCTCGGCGGCGTGCTTGTCAGCCAGCGCGGCCGCAAGCTCGATACCGTAGGCTACGGCCTTGGCCTTCTCGTCACGCATCCGCTTCATGCTGTAGCGGGGGCCGTCGTCACCGATCACATGTGTTGAGGGTGTGGGGGCGCCAGCCTTCAGACGCTCCACCTCGGCCTTCAGCCTCGCAACTTCCTTCTCGGCCGCCAGCGCCCGCCTGAGCTGACTTGGCTCCATCGTGGAGTTTTCGATGACGTTGGCCTTCCAGGAAGAGAACGTCGCCCAACCTTCGTAAGTAGGGGATTTTCCGGCGGCCTCGGCTCTCGCTCGCTCAAAGTCCTGCAAGATCCGCGCAAGCGGGATAATCGGCTGTCCTGCGGCCATGCCTTCAAGCATCACCATCTCTTCATACGTGAGATCTGAGAGTTTCATGACGGCACCCGCTGGCCGTCCTGAATCCACGCCTCGATGTCGGAGGAAAGCCAGCGCGTGCATTTCTCGCCGCGGCGGTGCGCCTGCGGGAATTTGCCGTCGCTCATCCACTTATAGATCGTGCTTCGGCCGATTTTCGTTCGGTCGCTCACTTCGTTGATGTTGAGATATTCCGCCACGATGGGCGATCCGCGTGTTGCGGCTGCGTCGTTCATATCCGGGCTCCTGAAATAGAGGAAAGGAGCGCTAAAAAGCGCTCGCCCGTGTCCGCATGGACAAACTCGGCCAAATACGGCCAAATGTCAATGCTCGTTTTAGGTGGAGCCGATTGCGATCCAAATCACGAATATGACCAGCGCAACCGCCAAGTATCTGCCTTGGGGTTTTGCTGCCTGTGTCACGTGTCTGGCCTTAAACCGGCTCATCAACCTTCTCCGCCTTCAGTTCGTTGCGACGAATCTTCCAGGACGCGAGAATGATTTCGGCGATGACCACTCCGCCGACGCCCATGAGGAAACCTCCTGCGCTGGCGGAATGTTCCACGCTGATCGTCAGAACATGCCCCAGCGACCATTGCACAAGGGGCACGCCAATGGGCGCTGTGAAGTATGCCGTCGTGAACCCGACGAACAATTTTCGTGCGCCAGATCCCCAGCCGCGCCACTCCATTGCGACCGATACCGCGGCACCGGCAAAGCCTGCCAGCGCAATTTCGCCCCGCCCCGAGGCAAGCCAGTCCCACGGATTGCTCATTCGCCTGCCCTTAGCGCTTCACACTGCGCAGCAACGTATTGCCGCCCATGTAAAGCCCTGTGTAAACCGTAAAGATCGTGATGAAGGTCGCGACATCAAGCCCGATTTCGATCTGAACGCCCGTGCCCATTGCCCACAGAGCGGCATTGATCATCGGCCGCACCATGACATACCAGGCGATGCAGCCGAGCATCAGCCACATGCCGGCAGGCCGCCACAGCCAGCCGAACCCGCTGTCCTTTTGCATTTCTGCCAGCTGCAGCTTATTGCCTTCGCGCTGCGCCTCAAGCGCGGCCATCATGATCTGCGGCAGATCACACTCCGCCTGCTGCACTGCGGCTTCCAGCTGCGGCGCCGGCAACGAGGGAAGTTCTTCCGGCTTTACGCCTGCCTTCTCGGCAATGACGTCAATGACGGTCCCGCCGATCTCGCCGGCAGTGCCACCGACCTGCTTGGTCAGGATTTCCTTGAGGAGCGGCGCACCGATGCGCACCGCAGTATCGAGGAGAATTGCTGCGATGGCGCTCATGGTGCCGGCTCCGGTTCGAGATCAGGAATTTCGACAGTCTGCCCGGCGAGCGCATGCGTGGTGTCGCCGAGGAACTGGATGCGCCCGTCGGTGACATAGGAATGGCACCGGTGGTGAATGTCTTTTGCTGGGTCGTCGAACTCTTCGGCTTTGTCGCTCGGTTCGTTCCATGTCACCAGAATGGAGGGCGTGAAGGTCGGCGCTTCCGGATTGCCGTTGTATTCCCAACGGGGGCCGAGCCCGACACCGGTTCGCACCTGGTGGCGCTCGTTGCAGCCGGGACACCGGAAGAACAGCCGGCCGTCTTCGCCTTGTCGAAGTATGCGGCTTAACGCGCTCACTCCTCCGCCCCTTTTTGGACGACAAGCTGAGGGCCGCTGCTGGCAAGCGCGTCATATGCCAAGGCGCGCTCGGCGGCTGCGCGTTTGCGCACGTTGATGACGATCAGCACCAGGACGAGGATTGCCGCAACACCGCCCATCACCGCGATGGCCGTGTAATAGTCAAAGTCGCTCACAGTCGTCGGCGACGAGGCGGCGACCGCAGAACCGGAGCCGCTACCAGCAGCGCCGGCGGCAGTAATCTTTTCGGTTCCTGCGGCATTGTTCTTCGCATGGGTCGCGTCAACGGCATGCGCCGCGGCTTCCGTGCGGATCACGGTCGGCGTGGCGCCCATGGCGGCCATAGCCATTGCCACGCCGCGCACCTCGATGTCAGCAACGCGACGGCCCCAGCCTTTACCGAACGTTTTCCAGATCTTCAGGGATTGCATGAAGGACAGGCGGGCGCGGCAGATCTTGCGCACCGTCTCGGAATGATCGTTGGAGCCCATAGCGGCCCAAAGCCATTTCTTGCCGCGGGAAACGCCCGAATTGACCGACGCATCATAAACGGCAAGATCGACGCCCGGGAACAGGTTCGGCGCACCGCATGCTTCCCAAAATTCGCTGCGATAAAAGGTGAGCGCTTGCGCTTTGGTAACATTGCGCACCGGGGAAAGCTTCATCCCCATTTTGCGCTGATACTCGTGCCAGCGCACTTCGGTAATGCCGTACATCGTCTTGCCACCGGGGTCGGCGGGATGGTCGCTCCATCCGCCCTCCCATTTGGAGGTGATCGGGTGGCACACTGGAAAACGGTCCATGACGGCGGGGCTCCTTGGTGAACCCGCACGTCCTGCGCAGCAATGTTTTTCATTACCACGCACCGTGTATTGCAACAATCCCGCAAGAAAGGTAATAAGGAAAGAGTAGGCGCAGGACGTGCTAATTTTCCATCAGGAGTTAGCACCATGCCCACAATTGTACCTTTCGGCGATCCGAAGGCACAGAAGAAGTGGTCCGGCCAGTTGATGGTCGCCACCATCCAGCAGTCCTACTGGGATCGCCGCTTCATCGGCGAATCCGATGAGAACTGCATCCAGAAGCTCACCGACCTCGAAAGCGCCGCCGGCGACAAGATCACTTACGATCTGTCCGTCCAGTTGCGCAACAAGCCGACCTACGGCGACAACCGCATGGACGGTTCGGAAGAGGCGCTGAAGTTTTTCACCGACGAAGTGAACATCGACCAGATGCGTAAGCCGGTTTCGGCTGGCGGCAAGATGTCGCAGAAGCGCACCGCGCACAATCTGCGCATGATCGGCAAGAAGCGCCTCGCCGATTACTGGTCTGCCTTCATGGACCAGATGCTGTTCATCTACCTGTCGGGTGCGCGCGGCATCAACCAGAACTTCATCGAAGACACGGCATGGACCGGCCACGCGGCCAACCCCATCCAGGCGCCGTCGAGCGACCACATCCTTTACGGTGGCGATGCCACCAGCAAGGCGACGATCGACAGCTCGGACAAGATGTCCCGCAACCTGGTTGAACGTGCCGCCGTCGCCGCGACCATGATGGCCGCCACCGACCCCCGCAACGCTCGCCTCCTGCCGCTGAACATCAACGGCGAGAAGCATTACGTCTGCATTATGTCGACCTTCCAGGAACATGACCTGCGCACGTCCGATACCGCCGGCTGGCTGGAAATCCAGAAAGCGGCGGCGGCGGCCGAAGGCAAGTCCAATCCGATCTTCAAGGGCGGGCTGGGCATGATCAACAACGTAGTGCTCCACAGCCATGAAGACGCGATCCGCTTCAGCGACTACGGCGCAAGCTCCAACGCTCCGGCGGCCCGCGCGCTGTTCCTCGGCCGTCAGGCTGGCGTCATCGCATTCGGCGCCGTTGGCGGTTTCCGCTTCCAGTGGACCGAAGAAACCAAGGACCATGGCAACGAGCACGTCATTGCCGGCGGTCTGATGGTCGGCGCCAAGAAGGCCCGGTTCAACAACCGTGACTTCGGCGTCATGGCCCTCGACACCTACGCCAAGGATCCGAACGCGGCTTAATCGCCGCGCTCGCCCTCGATCCAATCGGAGAACCTGGCAATGACCATCTTTCAGAGCAAATACGCAATCGGGCAGCTGGCCACGCCCTATCCTTCGTCGGCTGGCGCCGTCACCGGCAAGCGCTACACCTATGCTGTCGCGGCCGCTCCCGGCGTCGGCGACATCATCGAGCTTGCCCCCATCCCGCCCGAATGCCGCATCCTCGACCTGATCCTGACGGC